GCGAGCAGCTTGCTGATGTCATTTACCGCATCGACCCTGCGGAAACACCTTTCTTCTCAAACGTGAAGAAAGAGACATCAAACGGTATCTTTACCGAGTGGCAGACACAGGAACTCGCCAGTGCCGCCACTAACAACCACGTCAATGAAGGCGCGGCTATTTCTACAGCGGCGGCTACACCAACCGTTCGTCTGGGTAACTACCACCAGATCAGCGTCAAGTCGTTCGCCACATCCGGCACTCTGGATGCTGTCGATACGGCTGGTCGTGAGCGCGAGCATAACTACCAGAAGGTGTTGAAGGCACTTGAGCTTCGCCGGGACATTGAGAAGAGCATCACGGACACTAACGTGGCCCGTTCTGGCTCTGAGCCACGCAAGTCAGCTTCACTGATGACTTGGATCACCAACGGTTCTGTTGGTGCAGGTGACGGCGCATTCTCAGCCGGTACAGGCACAGACACTGTGACTGACGGTACTGACCGTGCGTTGACGCTCGCGTTGATTGAGGACGGCATGCAGGATGCGTGGACAGACGGCGGAAACCCATCAATGATGCTGGCTTCTGCTACTAACCGCGCGAACTTCTCTGATCTGTCAGCATCTGGAAACCTCGTTTCTAACGATGTGAACATGACAGCAGCCAAGGAAGTTGCATACGTCGGTTCGACTTCTGTGTTCCTCACAGACTTCGGCACCGTCGAGGCGACACCTTCACGCTTCATGTCCAACGACAAGATGTTCCTCCTCGATCCTGAGTTTGCATCACTCTGCACACTCAACGGTCGTAACTTCCAAGAGAAGGATATGGGCGACACAGGTGACTCACAGGCCACAATGCTCATCACCGAATGGGCGCTGAAGGTTCTGGCCCCAAAGGCACATGCAGGTATTTTCGACCTGTCAGGTTCCTAAGACTAACGAGGGGGCGGGCAACTGCCCCCTCTCTTTTTAAGGGGAAAGCATGAAACGCTATCTTTACACCGACCCGCACACAAAAAAGGAAGTGTCGATGGAGCAGGCCAGCGACGGCTCGACCATCATCCACCAGAAGCAGCGGTTCGACGATCTACTGAAAATCAACAAGCAGATGGCCGGCGAGTCCAAAAAGGGCGAGATGATCGGCAATACGCAGCGCCACATGCAGCATGTGGCTGAAATACCGAATGTCGTGTATAATCACCTCCTAGAGACGCTAGGCCCGCCGCGTGAAAATCCAAAGGCGTGGAAGGCTTGGCTGAACGACCACCAGAACCGAGACTTTAGGACAGGCGGCGGACGGATATGAGCATAAGCACCTACAGCGAGCTAAAGACGGCCATCGCCAACTTTTTGGCGCGCGATGACCTGAACGCTCAGATACCTGACTTTATCCGCCTCGCTGAGGCGCGTGTCAGCCGCGAGCTTGAGACGCGAGAGCAAGAGAAGCGGGCCACGGCTTCGCTGGAGGTTGGCGACGAGTACATTGCGCTGCCCACAGACTTGCGCGAGGTGCGCGAGGTAAAGCTAAACACCAGCCCCATCACTGTTCTGGAGTACCAAAGCCCGCACGGCTTGGACAAGAGTTACACCAGCGCCGGCAACGGCAGGCCCAGAGCCTACAGCGTCGTTGGCTTGGAGATGAAGATGCGCCCCGTGCCGGACTCGGCATACACGGCTGAAATTGTCTACATAGGCAGCCTCCCGGCGCTGTCTGACACAAACACGCCGATTGCGTTCACTCGGCACCCGGACTTGTACTTGTACGGCGCGCTGACGGAGGCTTATACATACTTGCTTGATGAAGCCAGATCGGCACAATACGACTCAAAATTTGGTCGCATCATCGCAGAAATTAAAGTTGACGAGGAGCGGTCTCAGTACGGCGTTGGGTCGCTCGCCATCAGGTCCGACTATCAGCGCCAGCAAGCAGCAGCGGAGAGTTAAGCAATGTCTGCAATGTCAAACTATCTTGAGAATGAAATTCTCGATCACATCCTTGGGACCGGCTCGTACACTATGCCATCGGCAGTCTACATCGGCCTGTCCACCGGCTCATTCGGCGACGGCAACACCGGCACTGAACTGAGCGGCTCAGGCTACGCGCGGGTCGCGGCCACGTTTAATGCCGCATCATCAGGAACCGCCGATAACGCCTCAGCCATCCAGTTTGCGGCGGCAACAGGTTCTTGGGGCAGCGTCTCTCACTTTGGTATTTTTGACGCATCTTCGTCGGGCAATCTATTGATGCACGGCGCGTTTACTGCGGCGAAAACAATCGCCTCTGGCGACATTCTCAAGATTGATGCGGGTGACCTCGACATCAGCGCAGACTAACGGGGCGCACTGTGGCAACGCTTGAGCAGCTAGATAATTGGGGGACGATGGACAACATCGACTCCTTTGGCACGTTGGAGCAGTTAGATAGCCTAGCGCTTCAGCAGCCGGCTGCTGCTGTATCAATAGCCGCCACAACATCCGCGTCGGTCAAGCGCATACTTGCCTTTGTGGCCTCTATCACCGGCGCTGCATCAGTCTCCGCGTCTGCGTCGTTTATAGCGCGGTTTGCGGCTTCTGTGTCTGCCGCCATTACAACCTCGGCATCGGTTCTCCGCATCCGGCCATTTGAGGCGAGCGCGTCAATCGCGGCGACATCATCTGGCGCATTCTCCCGCATCAGGGGAATGCTGTCGGCGGTCTCGACAGCGGTGACCGCGTCAAGCGAAAACGCCGTCACGTTTGTAATGTCGTCATCTATTACCGCCTTTATTACGCAATCAACGCGAGCCAAGGTGCTTGGAGAAGAGTGGACAGAGGCGGCTGCCGGGTCTGAGACTTGGTCAGATGTCGCGCGAGGAAATGAGACGTGGACAACAACTACAACCGGCAGTGAAAGGTGGGCAGTGAAGTGATCCCTTTTGGCGAGTGGCTACCAGATCAGGCCGACCTACTAAACGCTGGCGTTACCGTGGCGACTAACGTGCTGCCTGCGGCTAACGGCTATCACTCTATGAACAGCTTTGTGCCGTACAGCAACGCCGCCACCGCAACGATCAAGGGCATCTTTGCGGCGAAAGACAACGCCTCAAACACTAAGCTATTCGCTGGCGATGCGACAAAGCTGTACCTCCACGCCTCGGTAGACAACGACCTTGACGATATCAGCAAGGGCGGCGGGTACACGCTCACTGACTTTGAGCGCTGGCGCTTCGTTCAGTTTGGCGACGACATCATAGCCACTGGCGGCACTGGTGAGACGCCCCAGAAGTTTAGCCTTGGCACGTCAAGCGCGTTTGCTGATCTTGGCGGCACACCGCCAAAGGCTGACTTCATAGCAGTGGTGCGCGACTTTGTATGGCTTGCCAACGTGGACACGGGATCGGGGCGCGTCCCATATCAGTGCTACTGGTCAGGGTTTAACGATCCGACAAGCTGGACCGCAGGCGTAAACCAAAGCGATTTTCAAAACCTGCCGGACTCAGGCGCTATCACTGGTCTTGTCGGCGGAGAGTACGCGACAATCCTGACAGAGCGAGCCATCTTTCGGGCCACCTACACCGGGCCGCCTCTGATCTGGCAATTTGACAAGGTTGTGTCCGAGCGCGGGTGTGCGTTTAAAGAGTCGGTCTGCAATGCGGGCAGCTTGGTGTTTTTCCTAGCAAACGATGGCTTCTACGCATTTGATGGGCAACGCGCCACGCCCATTGGGTCGGAGAAAATCAACGAGTTTTTTAAGCAGGATTTTGACTCTAACTATGACTACCGCATGAGCGCCTCTGTCGATCCGATCAATGAGGTGGCGATGTGGTCATATACGTCCACGCAGTCACCATCGGGCCAGCCAGACAAAATCATCATGTACAATTACGTCCTCAACAAGTGGTCGCTTGCCGAGGTTGAGGCGGACCTGCTCGCACCTATGTTTTCTTCGGGATATACGGTTGACGGCCTAGACAACCTCTCGGCCACGGTAGATGGGCTGAGCATCCAGCTAGACAGCCGGTTCTTTAAGGGCGGTCAGTATTTCTTTGGCGGTGCGTATGGAAACAAAATTTACACCTTTACCGGCGCGCCGCTGACGGCGACGATTGAGACATCTGAGGTGCCGGTTTCTATAGGCAAGAACTCCATCGTCACGCGCGTCTATCCGTACTATCAGGACGGCACAGTTTCAATGGCGGTTGGCACTAGAAATACACAAGCGAGCCAGCCCGTTTTCACCAGCGCCGTTTCGCCTAATGATGCAGGGTTTATCCCATTCCGCTCGCAGGGCCGCTACCACAGGGCGAGGATGACGCTGTCTGACGGATGGTCAAAGGCGCTGGGCATTGACATTGAGGCGCGGGAGATCGGGCGAAGATGACGATAGCGCAGCGCAAAACGAATTACCGCCTGCTAAACCCGATTACCGCCACTACGCGCGAGATTGCCGAGGTAGCAAACCGCACCGTCGATGGAGGCCTAAACAGCGTCGGCTATGGCACGTTTTCGTCAGGCACGACAGAGACAACGGTTGCCGACCCACGCTATTCAACGGAGAGCGTGGTGTTTTTTACCGGCTACGGCGAGTCACTGCATCACAGCACTCCGTATGTTAAAACGACAAGCACAAATGGCAG